ACGCTCTATTCCACTCAAACGATTCCTAGCTACCCACCCCCTTCTCCTCCTTTTCCCACCCCCCCGGGGTATATATAAAAATTTGTATAAGGATACGAACGTTCTCATCTCCGTTTACACCACTTGCGAACGTTCTCAAAATCGTTTAAACTGCGTGTATGAGCAAACAGAAGGTACTGGACTTCATCAAAAGCCACATCAGGCAGCATGGTGTGTCGCCTAGCTATGAGGTAATAGCAAAAGGAGTTGGGATGTCCTCTAAGTCCAACATCCACCGGATTGTTCATCGGCTACGGGATGAAGGTCTCCTAGACCTGAAGCCCTACAAGTTCCATTCCATCAGACTGGTGGACAGGTCAGTGCAGGAGATTTCCCGCCTATGACTCTCCTGACCCATAAGGAAGTGAAAGACTACCTGAGCATCGTGGACAAAGTCCCTGCTGCGGAGAGAGTGAAAATCACTGCCCTGTTGGAGATGGACAGGGTGGAACGGTGTAAGGAGTCTTTCTTACCGTTTGTAAAGGAGATGTGGCCTATCTTCATCTCTGGTAAGCATCACCAAATCATGGCAGATGCCTTTGAGAGAGTGGCAAGGGGAGAACTGAAGAGACTGATTATCAATATGCCGCCTCGGCATACCAAATCGGAGTTCGCATCGTTCCTTCTGCCGTCTTGGTTCTTGGGTAAGTTCCCTGAGAAGAAGGTTATCCAGACTGCTCACACCGCAGAACTATCAACGGGGTTTGGACGTAAGGTACGGAATCTGGTCTCGTCTGATGCGTATCAGAAAATTTTCCAGACCAAGCTGTCGAGCGACTCAAAGGCAGCAGGTCGGTGGAACACCGACAAGGGCGGGGATTACTTCGCTATCGGTGTGGGAGGTGCAGTGACCGGTAAGGGTGCTGACCTTCTGATTATTGATGACCCCCATTCAGAGCAGGAAGCAAAGCAGAATAACCCTGCGGTGTTTGACCAAGTGTATGAGTGGTACACCTCTGGCCCTCGTCAGCGTTTACAGCCTAACGGGGCAATTATTATTGTTATGACCCGCTGGGCCAAGAGAGACCTTACCGGGCAGATTCTGAAGAAGTCCGGCGGGGATGGGGTGGATGATTGGGAGGTCATTGAGTTCCCCGCAATCCTGCCATCAGGAACACCGCTGTGGCCTGCGTTCTGGTCTAAAAAGGAACTAGAGGCCATCAGGGCAGAGATTCCCGTAGCTAAATGGGAAGCGCAGTACCAACAGAACCCCACAGGTAATGAGGGTGCGATTATCAAGCGCGACCAGTGGAAGATTTGGGAGAGTGAGCGTCTTCCTCCTTGTGACTACATCATTCAGTCTTGGGACACAGCCTTTGAAAAGAACAACCGGGCGGACTACTCCGCTTGTACAACTTGGGGAGTCTTTGACTACCCGGACACAAACGGTAAAGACCAGACAAACATCATCCTTCTTGATGCATTTAAACGCAGGATGGAGTTCCCGGAACTGAAGAAGCTTGCCCTTGAACTGTACAAACAGTGGGAGCCTGACACCCTGATTATTGAGAAGAGAGCCGCCGGGGCTCCTCTTATTTACGAGCTCCGCAAGATTGGAGTACCCCTGTCGGAGTACACACCCAGCAAGGGGAATGACAAGATTAGCCGTGTAAACTCTATTGCAGACCTATTTGCCTCTGGGATTGTCTGGTGTACGGGGTCTCGTGAGGCGGATGAGGTTATGGAGGAAATGGCAGCATTTCCAAATGGCGATAACGATGACTTGGTGGACTCAAGCAGCCAAGCATTGATGAGGTTTCGCCAAGGCGGGTTTATCCAGATTGCTTCCGACGAACAGGATGATGAGCCCATCTTCCGTCGCAAGTATGAATATTACTAAGGACGTATATGGCAACCAATGTAGATAAAGGCTTGTACCAAGCCCCGATGGGAATAGAGCAGTTGGCTGAAGATGAGGAGCCCATTGAGATTGAGATTGTTGACCCCGAAGAGGTAAATATTCATATGGGGGACTTGGACATCTCCATCGTCCCCGGTGTGGATGAAGACGAGTTTGGTCAAAACCTTGCAGAACTCATTGACGACGGCGACCTTATGTCGATTGCCAGTGACCTGTCAGAGGACATTGACAACGACCGGAACAGCCGTAAGGACTGGGAGAAGGCCTACACCGATGGTTTAAAGCTTCTGGGCCTTCAGTTTGAAGAGCGAACAGAGCCGTGGCAAGGAGCCTCTGGGGTGTTCCATCCCATGATTACCGAGGCAGTTGTAAGGTTCCAGTCAGAGACCATCACAGAGATGTTCCCAGCCCAAGGGCCTGTACGTACAAAGATTATTGGTAAGGAAACCCCTGAGAAGAAGGAAGCAGCAGTTCGTGTCGAGGAAGACATGAACTATGAACTCACCGAGGTGATGCGTGAGTTCCGTCCTGAGCATGAGCGGATGCTGTGGAGTCTTCCTGCAACAGGCTCTGCGTTCAAGAAGGTCTATTACGACCCCAATCTGGGGCGGCAGGTCTCCATGTTTGTCCCCGCAGAGGACATCATCCTCCCCTATGGAACGACCGACCTAGATACCTGCTACCGTTTAACGCATGTCATGCGTAAGACCAAGAACGAGATTCTTAAATTGCAGGAGAGCGGTTTCTATCGGGATGTGGAGTTGGGTGAGCCGGACAAGAACAAGAGCGACATCCAACAGGCCAAAGACAAAGAGACTGGCTTTAGTGATTTAAACGATGACCGCTACACCCTCTATGAGGTTCATGTAGACCTAGACTTGCCCGGATATGAGGATACAAACTCCGACGGCGATGAGACAGAGATTGGTTTGCCATATGTCATCACCTTCATCAAGGGTACAAACGATGTTCTGGCTATCCGTCGTAACTGGGAGCCGGATGACGAACTGCGTTTAAAGCGTCAGCACTTCGTCCACTACCAATACATCCCCGGCTTTGGAGCTTACGGATTTGGTCTGTTCCACCTTATCGGTGGGTTTGCCAAGAGCGCCACCAGCATCATGCGTCAGCTTATCGATGCAGGAACTCTGTCCAACCTTCCGGGCGGATTGAAATCCCGTGGACTGCGTATCAAGGGAGACGACACTCCCATCCAGCCGGGAGAGTTCCGCGATGTGGATATCGGTTCGGGCGCTCTGCGGGACAACATCCTGCCTCTGCCATACAAAGAGCCTAGTCAAGTCCTCGCGGCCCTATTGGGAACCATCGTTGATGAAGGCCGTCGCTTCGCTGCTACAGCAGACCTCAAGATTAGCGACATGTCCGGTCAATCGCCGGTCGGTACAACTCTAGCTCTGTTGGAACGTCAATTGAAGGTGATGACGGCAGTACAAGCCCGCCTGCATTACACGTTTAAACAGGAACTGGGTCTCCTTGCTGAAATCATTGCAGACTACACCGACCCCGCTTACGACTACGACCCTGATACGTCCAATCGCAGCGCCAAGAAAACTGACTACGAGTACGTGGAAATCATCCCCGTAAGCGACCCTAACGCCGCAACCATGAGCCAGCGGGTAGTCCAGTATCAAGCTGTGATTCAGATGGCGCAGATGGCTCCTGACATCTATGACATGCCACAGCTTCACCGCCGGATGTTGGAGGTCTTGGGGATTAAGAACGCAGAGAAGCTGGTCAAGCTACCGGACGACCAAAAACCCCGTGACCCCGTTACGGAGAATATGTCTGTTTTAAAAGGAGAGCCCGTCAAGGCGTTCCTAAATCAAGACCATCAGGCACATATTGCAGTGCATATGGCAATGATGCAAGACCCTCTGGTCATGGCAGTCATTGGACAGAATCCCCGTGCCCCTGCAATCCAAGCTGCCCTGATGGCTCACCTTGCAGAACATGCAGGATTCCAGTACCGCAAACAGATTGAGACTCAACTGGGCATGGCCTTGCCTCCAGAGGATGAAGACCTGCCACCGCAGATTGAACAAGCTCTATCCGGAATGCTGGCTCAGGCTGCGCAGCAAGCCTTGCAGTTAAACCAACAGCAGGCTCAACAACAGCAAGCTCAACAGCAAGCTCAAGACCCAATGCTGATGATGCAGCAGCAAGAGCTTCAACTGAAGCAGGGTGGCCTGCAATTGGAAGCTCAGAAGGTTCAGCAGGACTTTGCAATTGAGAACGCAAAGCTTGAACTGGAGAAACAACGTATGGTTCTGGAGGCCTCCGCCAAAGCGGATGCTAATAACCTGCGCAAGGAAGAATCCGCTGCTCGTATGCAGTTGGAGGGTGTCAAGGTCGGAGCTTCTATCCGGGAATCTCAGTCCCAGCAGAAGTTTGACCAAGAGAGTTCTGGGGTAAAGCTTGGAGCCCAAATAGCCAAAGACCAGAAAGAATTAAACCAACCTACAGGTGAACTATGACCGAAAACTTCGCAAGCGTATTGCGCTCCAAAATACGTGAGGACATGAATAACTATGCAGACGACTTGGCTGGTGGGGCCTGTCAGTCTTTTGATGAGTATAAAAAACTGTGCGGGGTGATTCAA